TGCAGGCTTCCAACAACTACATCATGCCCAACGTGGCTGGTGTGCCCCAGCTGGTGAGCACGGTCGGCTGCACCGGCAACAACTTCGGTCTGGTTAGCGGCGTCGCTTTCACTGGCAACGCCTACTGGCTCGAGCAGGGCACACAGTTCCTGGGTGGCGTCGGCGCTGGCGTGGAGGTGGGTCCTCTGCACCTGTTCAAGGTGATTCTCAACGGCCAGGACCGCTTCAAGGAGCAGTACGGTAACTACTTCAACCAGGTCCAGCCGTTCTACCACCACACCGGCACCCCCTACCCCGGCATCTACGTGTACTCCTTCGCGCTGCAGCCCGAGGAGCACCAGCCAACTGGCACTTGCAACTTCTCTCGTATTGACAACGCCCAGGTGTCAATCCAGATGAAGTCCAACAACCAGGCAACCCTGCAGAAGCTGTTCGCGGTGAACTACAACATCCTGCGTATCCAGTCTGGCATGGGTGGCTTGGCCTTCTCCAACTGATTCCTACCACATGGATATTGTATGGTCGGATTTAAATTTAAAAATCAAAAAAACGGGCTTCGGCCCCAAGAACGTTCCAGGTTCTTGGGGTCTAAAGAATATTTTCCTACTATATGGTAGGATGTCAGATCTTAAAAAATGTACAAATTGCACGCGAGGTTTACAACCTATACATGAGTTTGTAAATGAAAAAGGGCGCGAATGCTCTACGTGTAATAAGTGCCGTATTAAAGGAAAAAAGTATGATACAAAACCAGAACGCCGTGAAGCTCATAATGAATTACTTAGGGAGAAGAGATATGATATTACGTGGCGTGCAAAGCAACTTGAAGAACGACCTGGTGACTATCGAGCACATAATAACCAATTACATTCCGTTTGGCGTACGGAAAACGCCGAACATTTAGCGAGGTGGTATCGTACTCATGTAAATCCTCGTCTTGATGCTATCAAACGAGCAGCTCAGGTCCGTGGTATAGATTGGAAGTTGGAAGACGACGACGCTAAAAATATGCTTACGAGTCCGTGTGTATATTGTAAGCATATTGACCTCGAAATTCGTGTGAATGGTATCGACCGGCTCGATTCGAATGTATGTTACACGATTGATAACTGTCGCCCATGTTGTAAAAATTGCAACTACATGAAAGGGACCTACGACCCTATAACTTTTATAAACATGGCAAAACGGATCGCCTTATGTGACGCAGAATTTCCAGAAGTTCCTGTCTGTGACGAGCACAAACGAATGAATAGAATTAAACAAGTTTATGTGACAGAAGAGGGAACTTAAACAGATAATCGGTTATTACCCCAATGGTGATTATAGGTATCGTTATCATCGCTATCTACTGCTTTGCAATGGGATATTTCATTCGATCCCAGGAAAAGACGAAAGGTTGGGAAGGTTATTAGTCTTCCTCATGTGCCAAATCTAACGACACGACTGGAAACTCATACCACTGAATGTCTGAATCGAGTTCGGCCATGTCGGATGGGAACGAACGCAACACTTGAACCTCGATGAAGGGCTTCATTTCATCGTTCGACCCGTAAAAGACGTGGTCCGTGCGAATTCGATCAGCACGTGCATCAGACAACTTGATGATGTGCGTCACACTTGTGAATGCGATTCGAAAAATCATGTCATCACAGTCTTCGTCATCACAGTGGTCGTCCACGAACGTATACGGGCGAAGATATGTCATCCGGTACAATTTTTCGGCCGAAGCCTCTTTTTTATTAAACACACTCTGACAAATCTCCATACCCTCCTTGTACTGGCCATCTGTCAAGTGTTCTTTGATCGAGTCAATAAAGTCTGAAATATCATGTGCTGTCATTGACAACTAGACGCAAAACCTCTCTATGTCTACATCCACAAGTGGCTCGGGGTCGGGGCGCGGAACTCCCGCACGTACGCGTTGATGTTCCGGTTGTTGCTCCCCTGCCCGTAGTTGCGCATCGCCTGCAGGATGTTGGAACGGGTCATGCGGCGCCGCGAGCCATTGCTCACATTCGTGTAGCTGCCGGCAGATGAGCCCTTCTTGAAACGCCAGCCCTGGCCATTGCCGGCGACAATCTTGAGCAGCTTTGCCGCACGGTTGATGCTATTCAGGTTGGGGGTGGAAAGAATTGACTCGTTCCCGGCATTGCCATTCAGGTAACGCTGCAGCTTGACGGCCAGTTGATTTCTGGCTGCGGCTGGGCTCCCGGCAGCCGCCTTGGGCTTGCGCGGGCCACGCTTGGTCCCAAAGTTCGAGCGCTTCTTGCGCGGTGCCTTGACATACCCCTCCATCATCTCACCGATGTACGCCTTGCGCTTCACGTGGCGGACGACGACGCCACCCTTACGCGGAGAATAATCGCCGCGGGGCTTACCGACGTTGCTACGCGTCTTGCGTGCAATCTTGGGGCGAATAGCCTGCGGAATCGTGGTCAGGTTGGCGTAACGCGTTGAAACAACGGCACCGCCTGGGTTGCGGAAAAACTTCGCCTTGGGGTTGTACGTCGAACCGGCGATGAATTTACCGCGGTTCGTAACCATGATAGCACGGCGCTTGGCGTTGAAGAATATGGTAGAGGTGGACATGTTATAATTGATGCAGAAAAAAATCAGCGGTTGTACTCCTCGTAACGGCGGTGAGCACGCTCCTCAGGCCACCACCCGGGACGCGGACGCCACGGGTAATCCGGGCGGGAGCGACGACCCGGACGTCTGAAGATGAAGAAAAATACAAGGATGATGAGAACGAGCAGGAGTGCCTGCGTACCAGAGAGACCTGCCATTTAAGAAGTGTGCACAAAATAAATTTATGGATGAACTCGAGGAACGTTTATCGGCAGAGCTCCGATTTCAACTGACTTTTCACACGGACATGACACAGTGGGAGGCGATGGACCGACTCGAAACTGGCGACTGGGAAAACATCAATGCAGCCATCCGTGATGTTTTCGCACCCTGTGTTCGTCAATATTCATACACACCAGCCGTTACCACCCTACAAAACTGTCGAAACGCGCTTTGCCACGTCGTCTGGGCAGCCATGAATGTGCCGTTTCCACGGGATCCTTTTCACCATATCGAATGCGTCGTCGAAAACACACTCAACGTATTCCGACGGACGGTGTATGAAACCCTACGAAACGAGATGCTCATGGCGAATCATTACGCACATATGATTCAGAGAAACTGGAGGCGGGCCGTTGCAGACCCAGAGTACCTCGTGTGCCGAAACAGGTTGATGTACGAGTTTAAAAAAATATCTTCAGAAACAGATATGCATCGGGTTAAAAAAACGCACGTATGAAGAATAAAAGATGCAGATCTTTGTGAAGACTCTCACGGGGAAGACCATCACCCTCGAAGTGGAGAGCGCAGACACTATTGCGAGTGTCAAGTCCAAGATTCAAGACAAGGAGGGCATCCCTCCGGATCAACAGCGACTCATCTTTGCCGGCAAGCAGCTCGAGGATGACCGCACGATGGCTGATTACAATGTGCAGAAAGAATCGACGCTCCATTTAGTCCTTCGTCTGCGTGGAGGCTAGTTGACCATCGAGTGCATAAACTTGATATTGTTTAGAATCATGTTTTTATTCAAATTTTCACCGGATCCGTAGCGACGCCATACTTGATTCTGCATGTTTCTGACGTACGGCGTCCCATTTGAACCCATCCAGTTTGTCACGTTTGCCCACATGATGAGCCGTGAAAAAGGTACGTCATCGAGTGCATGTCGGTCCCCGTTGACAAACCGCTGTACCTTTGCATTGATTCCCGTCAACACGTTCGGCAAAGTGGACCCTTTAAGTCCACGGAATCGCATGAGCCGTTTCTGATACGCGTCCCATGTATGGTAATTTTTACGCCGAAGTTTCAGGCTCATGCGTCTCCAGTTGTCCGGGAGTTCATGTCTGGCTAGAAATGCAGGTGAAACATTGACGCGTTGTCCCTGTTTGTTGAACGTATACGGAGCACCTTTCGGTGTGTTTAAGAACAACACGACATTTCTCTTGATGTATGAATAGTATTGCCACCGGTTATTCTTGTATGCCTGTGGGGCAGCCCGATCAATGAAATCGACGCCGGTTCCAATCTTTGGAGTCTTTGCAGTGGCCCGCGACCGGTTCACCACGGGAGGTCGAACAACTGAAACTGCAGGTGAACCAACCTTGGTCACCTGCAGTCCCACCGGCATCGTACGACGCGTGTATGGCGTGGTTGCACGAGACAATGCCCGGCGTGTCTTTGGACTGGCCGCCTTTGCAATTTGACGCAGCATGTTTGCTGGAAGGTTCGGTTTGTTCGGACTCCGGGTCGGGCTCGGGCTCTTTTTACACTTTCGTCCGAAACATGCAAGCATTACTATATGCCGATAAAAAATATAAGTTACAATTATGATGTCACGGGTTTCTCGGGTTTTGCGTGAAACCAATACCGAGTTAAATACCCCTATATCAAAGCGCAACTTTATAAGAAATGTAGCTGAAAGATCACAGATAGGTCTTATGGTGGGTCACGGAATAGATTACGCCAAACTAAAGCCATTCGTTGTTCCCGATAATGTTCACGTGGTGTTTTTATCGGATCCTGGGTATTCACTCAGTGCAACCATAGT